CAAGGCAGCGTTCTGTTGTTTGTCAATTAGTTTGTGTCCAAGCACACTTCCTCCGGCTCCTGTTGCTCCAACCCCTAATAATGCCATCAATTCTGCCCAATGCTGAGTAAGCCATTCGTTCATCCTCCTATTTAATAATGTCTTGCGCCTCGTCTAATCCTATTTTACCGCTTATGAACATATACATGACACAACCCGCTACAAGCAATCTTATTACTTGCTTGATAAATCTAGGTGTTAGTTTAAATTTACCTTCACCCCCTTCTGTAGATTTAACTTGCTCTACAACTTCTCCCGCTAATGGTATGACAGTTTCAATAATATTAAGTAAACCCTTGATTATCATAATTATTTTTTTAACAAAGATAAATAAAAAAAGCCACCATTTTAAAGGTGACTTTCTAAACTAAAAAAAAACAAGAAAAAAATATTAACTATACTCTTTACTTTGAATAACTGATGTCATTTCCATTGGGATTTTATGCCCTAAAAGTTTATTCATCTTATTAATATCACTAAGGAATATTTTTTCTTTATTTAAATATTTCTCTATAATTTCATTTACCTCTTTCATGTTTCTTCGAACATTAAGAACTTCTTCTCTTAATTTATAATATTTACTTCTCATCTCTTAGTTGTTTAGCTTTTAATTCGTACCACCTAGCCTTTGATAAATCTCTTTCAATAGGCTCGTTTGGTTTTATTCCCACTCTCATACGATATTTAAAAGAAGTCATCTCACAATGCTTAATAAACGCTTCTTTGCCCCAAATGTCTATCATCATTTCAAAGGTTTCTTTTTCTCCTGTTTTATAATGATTTGGATTTGTGTAATCGTATTCTTCATTCATAAAACAAGGTTAATAACAAAAAACATAAAAACAAAGAAAAAGGGATGCAAATTGCACCCCCCTTTCAAAACAAACACACATAAGTGGTTTAGGCATTCATACTTGCAATAGCAGTTGAGAAAGCTCCGTGAACAAAAGCATTTGGATTATGAATTGGCAAAGCAATTCTTTCAGTTGCCTTTACGGTAACCAAATCCTTAACAAAGTTATCAGAATGTTGCTCAGAGAAAGAAATTTCCATATCCTCTCTCATTGCTAATGTAGCACCCGCTCCAAAATCACCAATAATAAACTTATCGGCAGTAACGGCAGTTGACGGGAATATAGGTGTTCCTAATACTGTTAATACACCATTAACAAAGATTACATAATCAGCATTTGAATCTTTTCTCAAAAACATTTTATTATAATCAGTCGGATTAACCATAACCGCAGTAGGAAGATACTCAGCAATTTGTGCTTGATTCTTCGCAGCGATTAACACATCAAACTCGTTGGTGTGAACACCTTGAGCGACTGTAAAAAATTCATAGAATGCAGCAGCAGAAGATACATCAAAAGCAGCACCTCCACCGGCAGTCATCAACCCCTGCAAATTAGCGCCTGTGCCGGCACCAAATAAAAGCTGATTATCCTCAACATTCATCACCTTAGCGGGAATCCTTGTAGCAATGTATCCACTTAAAGCGGGAACATCGTTAAACATTTCCTTAGTCATAGTTAACTGAGAACCAATGCTTCTTACAGGAGCATCAACAGGATCCAACTTAAATTCAGATTCTCCGTAAGCAGAAGCCTCAACTCTAGCAGCAGCGCCGTTAGTGTAAGAAGTTTCTTGGATATATCGAATTGTATTGGAATCAGTTGAGATTGTAGTTAGTAAATCTCTTACCCTAGTAGTTCTAGTTGGATCAAAGTAAAATCCGTTTAGTCTATCAGCCGGCACAGTATCACCCGATGCGTTAGCAGCAGTTGTCATGATAGCTTTAAGACTCAATGTAGCCTTAGAAGAATCTCCACTCATGAATGACTTAAAACTAGCACTATTGGCTAATTCTTCTTTCAAACTTGCGCTAAAATTCTTAGGAGGAGCATTCTCAAGTGATTTTTTCTTATCCAATTCTAATGAATCAATTCTTGAGTTTAAATCCTCAACAACTTTTCCGTGATTTGAAATCAATTCGTTTACTTCTCCTTTTAGTTGGTTCTTGTAATCAGAACCCATATTTTTCTCTACTGATTGCTCTACTTTAGAATCAATAGTGCTTTCTAACCCCTCCTTGAGGGATGTTAAGCGTTGGTTTAAATCTTCCATTTATAATCTTAATAAAAAATTATCTAATTCGTCTGCTATCTTTTTGCTTTCGACTGATTCTTTTTGGAGTTCAGATTTCTGAGACTCATTAAGTATAAGTGAAGATTTATCTCTTAGCATTCGTAATTCAAATTCCATTAGATGAGGATTGTCAAGTTTTCTAGACATTCCTATTAACTTATCAAATTCATCTATTAGATTTTCAACTGATTTTGTTCCTTTAAACTCAGTTACTTGAGCCAAAGGATTAGCTGCCAAGGTTACCAATGAAAATTCAAATAATTTAATTTCCTTGATATAGTTGATATTAGCAGCACCTTGTTCTTCCTTAATTGGAATAAATCCAACAGAAAACTCTTTTAATATTCCTTCGGAAACCATTGTCTTAACATCCTTCCCTAAAGAACTATCTGATATTTTTGCTTCAATAAATAAGCCTTTGTCATCCTCTTTCATGGAGATAGCCTTACCAATTGGTTGATGCATATTATGTTGGTATAAGAATGCTATCCTCTCAGAGTTCTCTTGAAGAGTTTTGGTGTAAGCACCTTTTGTGATGATATCGTTGTCTGAATCAACATTATTGAAAGTTGATGCATATCCTTTGACAACACCTTTCTCGTCATCCATGTCATCAAAATAATTTCCTTTGAACCTTAACATAATAAATTTTACGTCAAAGTTAATAAAAAAAAAGAGCATTCATTTACGAACGCTCTCTACACAATATTTAAACATATATCGCAATCATGTACACCACACACACAATTACAAAACAAACTTACACAACATATCCTAAATAACACCTACAATTCACAATTTCTTTTGCCGGAGCATTAAAATCTCTTGGATGCATCATCATGGATCCGTTAACATTAAAAGATTGATTTAATGGAATAGCGCTACTCCTTGTATAGAATGATGTTGCCTCAAAATGACTATCTCTTATCCTGTCATCTAAAACACCAACCCAATATTTAGATACGGGGGTTTCTCTTGCTATTCTAAGCATTGCCTGTAATTCAACAGATGACTGAGCAATACCTAGTTCAGTCGCAGCAATTACTCTTGCCCTTGGGTTATTGTTGTGTTTTTTTATTCTATCGACAATGTCATCCAAGGAATCGTTTTCTAATATTATTCTATTTATAATCTCACTTGTTCTTTTCTTAAATAAATCAACCTTTGAAAACCTATTTAAAAAAATAGAAATAACCAATGCATTAATAAATGTATTAGACTCACCACCGTACTTATTAGAATACCTATCATCAATGTATTCCCCTGTTTCAAGATACCCGCTCTTCAGTACTCTTTTTAAGCCGTCTGTGCTATTAACTAATTCCCAAGCAGCATCTATTCCGTTTAGTGCAATAAACAACGATATACTCCCGTAAACATCGTCTAATTCCTTCTCTACTTTTCCGGTGTAAGAATCAATGAATATATTCATTCTTCTTTCAGTATTCAATAAAAAAGGAATATCACCCAATCCTTCTTTTAGGTACATACTCCTTCTTTCTCTAAAATTCTTATTTAGTGTAGGGTAATCTAATTCATGGTTGCATCTGTTGATAAATGAATCATAATCCTCATAAAAATTTGGATAACACACTATTTCTCTCCGTAATCAGATGTGTCATTGAGTAATTGCTGACTAGTCCCTCCGGATTCTTTTGGTGTAACACCATCAGATATTGGTATGTAATTAGCTAACATATGTATTTCATTCATTTCTTTTTGATCAATTGGCTCGTATTGCATAGCTGCTCTCTTTTCATTTGGTGTAAGCCACCATGACAAAGACAATTGTCTAACAACTTTTTCCATATCTTCCTGTAATTCGGGAACACTTAGAAAATCAAAATCAATATAATATTGGTTTCCATAAGTTGGAACCAACCATCTATTTAATTCATCTCTTACTGCAATTAATTTTGGGAAAACTGATTGCAAATAAAATGCTTTTTTTGCTTCACGGTAATTATTAAAAGTACTACTTTGAGTATCATTTAATAAAATAGATGGAACCTTATACACAGATGCTAAATCCTTAATAGATAAATTATATTGCTCTATTAAAGCTAAATCAGCAGCCGGTAAACCCATTTCCAACCATTTAAAATCATGATTTGTTACCATAATTTCTCCGGCATTATCCACTCCACTATACATGGATTTATATTTATCCCTCAAAGCACTAGCGTGTTCTGATGTGAGCATATTGTCTTGAGATGTTAATATACCTCTTGCTCCTTGATTAGTAAGATACTTGCTACCGGTAGTGATGGCATTATTGTTAATTTCGAGATTTCTCATGGCTGCTTGGAGTGGTGATTGTCCATAAAGATGACTACCCGTACTACTATAATCGGGATTAAAATTCTTTATATGAGCAACTTGGTCTGATGGTATAGCCTTATTCTGACTCAACCAATTTAAGGTATATCCTTTTATTGGATCCAATATATCTCCACCGACTATCTCAACTAATTGAGAAGGTAGAACGTGCATTTCTTTTATCCTACCTTGTTGTCTACCACTATCGGGAGATAAACCCCAAATAAAACCATCACCGGTTAAACATTCAAATGCAATTAAATCTGTTAAAAACTCAGCCTGTCCTTGTTTCGGATTAGGTTTTTCTAGAAATTTAGCTAAATCAGAATTATCTGCGGGTTTAAATGCTCTTTTCTTTGCCTGTTCCGCTTTAAACATAGCATTATCATTCATAGCACCCTTTATCAAAGTGTTATATTCTTTCTCTGCCGTAGCATCTACTTTCTCATAGACACACATTTTAATATTTGATGCGGATTTAGAAATTAAATCAACAATCGAATAAACAGTTGCATTCTTCTGAAACCCTTCTTTTATATACGTTTCTTTCGTAGCCTCTTGTCTAATGAACGGAGATACTCCGAATCGTCCGAAAATTAATTCATTGTATCTAGGATCCGTACTTTTTTGTTTCTTCTTATTGAAGATATTAAAAATTCCCATAATTTATTTTAATACAAAAATAACACAAATATGAAAAAGGGTTTCATATTACAAAAAATTTATTCCCAACAAAGAAATGCGAGTAATAACCCATCCTAAGAGCATCCATAAGGTGATTATTCTTATCTTCCGGAAATTGCTCGTAAGCGTTATCATCATCGGGATCAAATCCCCTTTTTAATTTCCAACTATACTGAGAATATTCTTTTACTAAATTTTTAGAATCTTTCTGATAAAAAACACTTGCCCTCTTTAAAAAATTAATTCCCTCAATAATACTACCACTACCTTTCTTACCTTCCCTTGCGCTAAAGCCACTACGCTTTAATTGTTCTATTGTCTGCTTTTGGTTGTGATCACAATATATAGGCTCACCCATGTAATGAGCATTCCTTAAAACCATTATTATGTCCTCATCAACCATCTTAGTTGAATAAGCTAATTCCTTTATATAAATACTTTCATTGGCGGTAACAATCTTTAAAATTGCCGTTGGATCCGGAAAGAACCCAAAATCTACAGAATAAAATACTGCCCCTTCGGGTAATTCAGAAACCTCTTCCCATCCCTTATAAATCCTACCTTTATTAGTACTTGCCCTTAAACCTAAACCAAACACCCGATAGGCTTCCGGATCAGTAATTCTAAGTTTCTGAATTTCATTCTTTTGTATGTCACTAAGAAAATTATTGTCTTTATATGTACTTACAAAAACTGCTGCATCTTCTGCCCTGTTATCCTCTAAATCATAAATCCAGTGTTCTGTCATGCTAGGATTATAGCAAAAATACATTTGGGTTGTTGTTCTGTAATTTATTTGTCTGAACTCTTCTTTACTTAATTCTTGACATTCTATGATATATGCTATGTCCCTCTTCATTGAACGCAATCGTTCGGGTTGATCTCCTGTAGCCAAAAACTTAAACGTATGCCCATTGAGGGTGTATTTCATATCAGTCTTATTGTGAAATTCAGCCGAATAATACCCCCACGAATTTAATATCTCCATGAAGTCAGAATAACCCGAATCTTTTAAAGATGGGAGAAATTTCCTTATTATAGTAAAATTCAACGCTTCTTTTGGATTAGTATTTAAAGCCTTATAAATAAGATATTGCAAAATGGCATAAGTTTTACCCGAACGTGTTCCCCCATTATGAATTACAAACCTTTTATCAGAACTATCTAAGCATTGATAAAATTGTTTATTCGCCTTGATCTGCATCTACTATCTCTGCTTCTTCTATCTGAAAATTATCTGCCGG